CCGAACGCACACCTTTATCTTTAAGGGTTTTTTTGAGAGCCTCCCCGGCTTCTAGGTTGTAGCTCCATTCGTCAACTGTGCCGTCGTAATTGACTGCACCTTTGTCGCCCGGACGGGAATGACCAATACAAATACCTACAAGCTCACCTCGCCTCAAGCTGCGCGGCGTATCTGAGCAGCTCTGCGATGGTTTCTTTCTCTTCAGGTGAGAAAGAATGTTCTTCAAGTATTGAAATAAAATATGGAATTTCACTTTTACTTAGAGTTGTGCAACCAGTCGTCGATACGCTTATCCATGCGACGATGGCGATTCTTTTTATACGACTTAGTATACTCATCTTTCACTTTGAAAAAGACGTCGGCAATCTTAGGAAACGCAAGCATGAGCGATACCAGTAGCTTAATCATTCTTTGAGGCTGGTTTAGCCTTTCCGATGTTTAGCGCTAGCCAACTAACAACCTTGTTCGCTCGGGCAATCCAAGCGTTAGCGCTATCGTTAGGGATAAGAGTAGCCAGAATACTTGCTACGGATACAACACCCGTAAGGAGTTGAAGGACCGTTTCTTTGTTGGTGATTAACCAGTTGATTGTTTCTGTCATGGTTTATGTAGGTTATAGGTTGGAAAGTGCTAGTTTACGCTCCACTTCGGCTCGGTAGGCGGGGTCTACTTCGTAGCGCTTGCGACCTGTGGCGTCGCGCTCCGACATAGCTGCCATTACTTGTGCACGGCTTTCAAAGGCTGATACTCCAGAACCTGCTGTCTTGCCCTGCGCCAGCGTAGGAGACACGCCGTTGGCGTCTTCGTATTTACCCTTTAGCCAGTCAATAGCGAGAGAGGCTTGCTCGTCGCTTCCTGTTTCCATGGCTTGGTTGTAAGCGCTAAGTTGTTTTTCGCTCATGTTATCCGAGGCCCACTCAGAAATCTTGTCATAAGACGCACGACCACCAACCTCTGCTAAGAGAGCCTCTTCGCTTGACTGTTGAATAGCAGATTGTCCTTCGATGTAGGAATCAACAAGCTCCTTACTAAGACCAACCTCTTGAAGTTTTGCGTAGGTGTTATCCGAAAGACCACCGCTTTCAAAGAACTCCATAGAAGCGCTAGTAATAGTGTCATTCTGGGAAGGTTCATCCTCGGACTTTTTCTCGGTGGGAGGCAGGTCTTCCTCGCTCTCGTCGTCATCAGGAGTTCCCAAGCGCGTCTCTAGGTTGTTGTAGGCGTTTGCTAAGTCTTCTGGAGACTTAAACTTCTCAGGAAGCCACTCTGGGCGGTCTCCCTGTGGCTGCTCTTGTTCTTCAATTTTAGCAGCTTCTTCTTCTAAGGTGACCTGCTCTGAGGCGGTCTCGTCATTGATTACATGCGTTTCAGTCATGGCTTACGGTTGTTGTTATTGTTGTGATTCTTCCGGGGGAGCTTCCGGTGGGGCTGCTGCTGCGTCTCGGGCAATGTTGCCCAGAGCGGCGGCTCCTTGTGGAGCGACTTTAGAAGCCATCTCCATCATTTGAGATTGTTGCATTTCTTGTTGCATCTCTTCCTGAGTCTTAATCAACCCAGCAGTCTTGATGCCTAAGCTGGTAGCTCTACGCTTAAAGTATTCATCAACCTTAACGAACTGTCCGATAGCTTGAGGCCCCACTACTTGCGCAGCACCAGCCAAGAACATATCCAACTTTTGAAGGTCGTTTCCTCGTCCAAGAGCCTCAACACCCGTGATGATTACAGGCTTGACCAAGTCTTTAGGAAGCTTAGGAAGACGACTGTCGGTAGTCATTAGGTCCATGACCCGGTTGACCATAGGAAGCTGTAGCTCGTTACTTAACAAAGAGTAGAGACCTCCTAAAGACGACTCAAGCTCCAGAGTGAGCATCCGAATTTCCTCGGCTGTTACCCGCTCTGCATTGCGGACAACACCTGACGTAAGAAGGAAGGCTTGGCCTAAGCGCTCTTTGATTGTGTTAGCGGTGTCAGAAGCGATTCTAAAGTCGTTGAACTTGTCCAGTTGAAGGACGGAGACGTCTTGCGCGTTGCCCTGCGTGATTGCACCGTTAGGGCTCTCAGCTAGAGTTTTAGCTCTCGTCGTGCCGTTAGGGTTGACCAAGAACAGAACCTTGGCGGCGGCGGCGGAGCCCTCTACGATAGCCTGAGTAAGTGTCTCTAGGCTGATGAGGTCTCCAAGGTATTCTTCTACATATCCCCTGCCATAATCCTCCCCATCAATCTTAGAGAAACGAAGGGGAATGTAGGGTAGTTTGTCCTTGGGGAAAGAACCCATAGAACTCTCAATGACGTTACCTTTAATTTCTTGGTGGATATACCACTTATCATCGACCAACTCCACACAAGTAAACAAATCACAGTTCTTGCCTGTGGTTTCTCCTTCGAGGTAACCTGCTGCTGCCTTGAGTTCGTCGGAGAGGGTATTGTAGTTTAGGGTTTCCCGAGTGATGATTTTCAGCGGGTTGCCCATAGGGTCTCGGCTGATTACATAACGGTCCAAGTGGAATACCCTGAGTCCTCCCTCTGGTGGGATATACAAGAGCGAGTTGCCTGTGATGATAAGGTTCTTAAGAGCCTCATGGACGCCAACCCGGTAGGATTGACGACTGATTTCTTCCATCACGGAGTCCTCTACGGTTTGTAGCGCTGCCTCCATCTCTGTGATGATTTCTTGAGTAGCCCCCTCCGCACGGAGCTTAGGCTCGTCGAAGTTGAGGCGGAAAAACGGGGCATTGGGAGCCAGTAAGGCTAGTAGTAGTTTAGATGCTAAGTTGTTGACTCCTCTTGCTCCAATGCCCTGAAATGGTGTATATAGCCGTGAGTGTGAATTATGCCCATCTTCGGGCATCACATACGGTAAAGTTAGTTTGGACGCTTCTCTCGCCCTGTCGATGAAGGGCTGGCGTTCGCTCTCTAGAGCGTTATAGCGTGATTCTGCGGAAGTGTTCATTTATAAATAGGTTGTATTCGCTTAGAGTTCCTCGGGTGTTTCAGGCTTAAGCGAAAGCCATTCCAACTCCGTTACAATAGACAAAGCTCCTTGCTCGATGTATGGCTCAAGGGTTGCTAGGTCGTCTGAAGTTACTCTCCAAGTTGCAAGCTGCAACATTAACTGACCACTACCGTCAGTGGTCGTTAGAAGCTCCTCGGCTGGTGGGAGTCCGTGAAGGGTCGCGGTTTTAGCTCCTTCGATTGGGTATCCACGCGACTCGTCAACGTAGCCCGAAAGGGCCGGATAGGCTTCCGGTGTGGCGAGAAAATAAAACCAGCCAGTGTCTAATTGGTCCTGTTCCAATTCGGTGAGGGGTTCTTCGATGTAGTCTTCTTCGGGCATGGCTTAGTAGATTGAGCTTTTGGCGTTCAGGTAATCGCGCACCTTTGTCGCGTCCGCGTCGGTTAGCGTGTGGTCGAACAGGTATAGGGCTTCAATGTCTATGGCGGGGTTTGAGCTAGAAGCTGGGGTCGCGCCGATGTCAAATTCCTCCGATGACAAGCTAAGGTTGAGGGACGAGGTTTGAATATCGCCGTTGTTGACCTTTGAGAACTGCGCCCCGTCAACCGCCTTTAATTCGTGAAGCAACGTCCCATCAACTGGGTCGAATCCCAGTGTGTGAATGCCTTGCCAAGTTGAATTTTGATAATACGCAATGTTGTTTTCAGTTCCTTTTCGCAGCGACCACAGGAAGCTTCGGGTGTTATTGTAACCCTGCTCGCCTGCGGAGTTCATGACGAATACCCGTCCCGAAGCCTCTCCCCCGTTTCCGTTGACGCTATAGACGACGAACATGTAGCCTCCTGCGGTGTTCGACTCGTTAAATGAGCCATCCATGCGACTGTCAGCACCGTCGAATCTAAGGAACGGTCTGCGAACAATGGTGGCGGGGTCGTTGCCTGATTTGTTAATGGTTACCGTTTGACCCGTAGAGCAGGCAAACGTGGATGCCTTGTGCTCGCCGCCGGAGAAATCAACGTCTAAGACTGGAGAGGCTGTGTCTGGAGATGCGGAGTTCCATATTTTAGTCGAGAAGACTGGACCGTTGAACGGGTAAGACCCACCGTAATTGTAGGAGCCAATCTCAACTTGGTGTCCTCTATTGGCCAACGTCGCTGAGTTACCACTGACTGCTGTGCCTATTTGCTGCCATCCATTACCGGTGTAAAGGTTCTCGTAGAACAACAGAGAAGAGCCGCTTCTAATGACTCTTATTCCGCCTTTCGCTCCGTCTACAAGATTGTGAGAAGCATTTGAATAGTAGGCGTAGTCAGTTGTTGATGAGCTATAAAGTAGAAAGATGGTTCCGCTTGCTTGAAGGCGCACCACATAACTGGACACTCCCGGTCGATATTTACCAATTAATGAGAGCGCGAGTCCATCATGCCAGTCTTCGGAAGACCCTACGAACTCAAGAGTAAAGTCATTGAATCCGTCGAGGTTATCAGCATCTGGCACACTCGCGTAGTTTCCGCTGACTCCTGACAGATACAAATGACCGTCACCGACTGGAACGTGGGCGCGGGGTTGGTTGGAAGCTGCGGTCTGGGTCGCGTTCGCGCCACCGCTGACTCGGTTTTCAAAAGTGGCTACAAGGTCTAAGTTTTCCGCCGCCCCATCACCAGCAGCCAGCATCGACCTGCTTGCCTCAAACGCCAAAATCGGGTTTAAGGACAGAGGGTCGAATCCCCCGCCTGTAAGACCAGAGAATGTAGGTCTAGCAACAGCCGTTGTAAGGGGTGCGGTGTTGGAACCTGCGGGAAACTGAAACATGGTTAGTAAGCTTTGTTTTCGACAACAGGTTTCACTTCAATAACGACAACAAGGTCAGGAGGTGAGGAATTTGTATCCCAACTGACGTTCACTCGAACTTTAGAAGCAGAGGTGGTAAATAGAACAGCTCCGTTGGCTGTAAAAGAAGCGTCAGAACCGATGTCAACCCAAGTGTCACCGATTTTATGCTGTAGTTTAACTGTTTGACTTTGGAAGTTACTTCCTGCAACAGCAAACATTCCTGTAGAACCGTTCCAGTCAACTTCAGTGTTTGTCGCCTGTGCCGGGTTTGTGATTGTTTTTCCGTAATAACTCATAGTGTTTAATAAGGTGCTGCTCCGCTTCCCGCTGAGCCTGTTTTAGGAGCCGTTCTGTTGATAAGAAGAGAGCGTTGTCCTCCGCGACGTTGATTCTCTTTGCGGGTTTTACGTGCAGTCGATTCTACTTTTTTGACTTTCTGCATGGGCCTTGGTGGAGGCGTGGGAGAAGGAGGCGGAGGAGGCGGGGTGGGAGTCGAACCGATGCACATGGCTTATAGGAGTTTATGTTAGTTATCTGGGATGGATGTTAGCGAGTTTTCTCGTTGTTCTTTATGCTTGAAAGTAAGAAAATGAATTACTGAGCGCTGCCCTGCATGATAGTCCATATCTCTTAAGTTGTAGTCAAGACCAAGGTCTCGCATAGGGAACTGAGCTTTTAAGGCTTTGAGTAATTCACTGTTGATTGGTGGAATTTGGTTTTCCTGTTTCATATATACCTAGCCTTACGGTTGTTTGTGCCTGTCGTCTTGTAGAGTTCCGCAATGAGCGGCGTCCAAAAGGATGTTTGCTGAGCAAATAACATGTGCTAAATGACTGCGACCAGACTCATCGTCTAGGTCTTCTCCGTCTCTCCACTTGTTTAGATGTCTCATGATGGCAGCAACGTAGGTTGTAGCGCAAACTCCTGTGTCCCTCCAGTTGTAAGGACCATACTTTTCAGCTCCAAGCTTGTGCGCCCATGCGGTCTCTTCAAGAGCCGATGGGGGAAGCAGGTGCATGGGTGTCTTCAAAGCACCTGCGGCTCCTTTAGGGTCGTTCACTTCGCTGGCGTCCATAGTGTTATCTCTTTCGTTTTTGCGTTGAAGTCTTTGTCGTGGAGGATGTAGGCCAGTCTCGCGTTAAGCAAAGCATCCTCCTCGGTCTGCCCAGCCTTCTCGTAAGCTGCTACCACGGTATCCCATTTATAACCGTCCTTGTCGAGTAGTTTTTTAGCTCCAATAATACCAACACCTTTAGCTCCTTTGTATCCGTCAGCGGGGTCTCCAGCTAGCGCTTGGATTAAATGGAACCTACGCGCTGCTTCCGGGGAGGTTGTTTTAGTCTCGTCCTTGAGCGGGTTATACCAAGTGATGGGCAAGGTCTCAAAGTCCTTGTCACCTGATACCGCTATGGTGTTCTTGGGGTCTCTTGTCGCCAGTATACCAATCAAATCGTCAGCCTCTATGTTTGGCTCAGAGATACCCTTGTAGGTTTCAGTAATCCATCCGATGAGCCACTTGAGTCCGACAGGCTTACGCTTGTCTTTCCTGTTGGCTTTGTAGTCAGGCCATATGCCATAGCGGTAGTTGGTGGACGTAGAGAATACCGGGACGATGTCTTTCGATTGCATCGTCTCCGCTAGGTTCGACATGAATGCCTTAACCTCCCGCTTCATGTCGCTCTCCTTACAGGTTAGAGTCCAAGTGTCCTCGTCCCATTTGGTCTCAACCTCGCTAGCAAAAGCAGCCCGGTAGGCCAACATGTCGGCGTCTAGTAGTATTTTCTTCATGTTAGTGAGTCTCCTTCCAGTTAGCGCCTACCTTGTATTCCCCATCAAGGGGGCATTGGACATTCAACACCACGCCAGCTTTCTTGATACTGTCCACAAACAACTGACCAAGCTCGTCGGCTTTGTCAGGGTCACAAGAGAACTGAACCTCATCGTGGACGTTACCGTGCATCTCGTAGTCATCGTCGTTGGCACTCTCAGCAAACAACACCAACGCCTTCTTCATGATGACGGCTGCTGCTGATTGACATACTAGGTTCAACGCGGAGAATGCCTTACGTGCTGGGATGACTCGACCGTCAAGACCCTTGATGGTAGCGCTGCGTTTCACTGACTGCTCGATGGCTTTCATCAGAGAGGCAACAGCGGGAATCTTGGCGAGGAACTGTTCTTTCAGAGTTCTACCTTCGCGTTCTCCGCCATCTACAATCGCACCGATAGCTGCGTCACCAGCGCCGTATAACCACATGTATATGAATTTTTTCGCTTCGTCGCGATTAGACAAACCCGCAGCTTCTTGGTTCGCGGTGTGAATGTCACCCTCGACAATCGTCTTGGCGTAGCTTCCTTCATCCCAATTAGATAAGTAGTGGGCTAATACTCGCAACTCAATTCCCGAAGCGTCCGCTCCAACTAGAACCTTGTTGTCTGGAGCCTTGAACAACTCACGGCACTCGCCTCCGTAGGGGGCTCGGGTGGCGGGTATCTGTCCCAAGTTAGGCTTGTAGTGAGAACAGCGACCGGAGTAAGCTCCTAGAGTATCTACGTTGCCGTGGATGCGACCGTCACGCACCATGGTCATCCAAGCGTTTTTACCTTCAGCAAGCGCTCCTAGTCTTTTCTGAACTAGAAGGTATTCCAGTAGCTTGAGAGCTGCTGGCGTCCCGATGTCCTTGAGAACCGCTTCGTTGATTGCTGGGCGCTTACCTTCGTAGGCGGCTGGCTTCCACCCCTGCTCTATGAGACGCGCTGCGATTTGGTCGCGTGAACCGGGGTTGAAAGGAATGGTCTTTGTCTTGTTGGCTAGCTTGGTGGCTTCGTTGACTAGAGACTGCTTAAGACCTGCTTCTTTGAGCACCGTCTTGAGCTTTGTTTTGGTGGTAGCTGTGTAGGTTTTATCGTCCACAGAAACAGACCAACCAATAGGTGACTTGGTCTCCTTTACTGTGGGCTCAAAAAGCTCTTGAAGCTCGTCGCTCAGCTCCACACGTCTAGTCATTAACTTCGCTGTAAGTTCTTTGGCTTTCTCTTCATCAAACGGAAAGCCGTTGCTTACTTGCTTGTGAATCTCCTGAGCGAACTGGTGCTCAAGCAAAAGAGCATCCTTGCTTGGCGCGAGCTTTTTTAAGTGTTCGTAAAGCTTAGCAGTCACCCTTACGTCTTGCTCGCAGTAGTCCTGCATCTCCTGAGACCACGTAGTCCAGTCCTCGGTCTCGCCGTGGCTGTCCTTGTGGATACCCAACCTCATACCCCAACACTTTAGCGAGTGGCTACCTGCGTATCTAATCTCAACGCTCTTCTCTCTGAAGTCGTAGTTCTTTAGGTCCGGGTAGACACACTTAGCCATAATCTTTGTGTCGATTACAAAAGGAGGGTCCAGAGAAAGCTCACCGCCCACGTCCTTCTTCAACAGCGCTGGCCAATCAAACCCGATGGAGTTGTGGCCGATGACGATTTCAGAAGCGCCAATTATACTCATGGCGTTTGCAATCTCTCCCGGTGTCTGGCTGTTGTAGGAGTGCATCTGGCCAGTCTCTAAGTCCATCATGCTGATGCAATGGATGGTCTTTAAGTCTGACAGGTTCTCCCAATCTTCAATCGCGTTCGTTTCTATGTCTAATACTATTTTCTTCATGGTGTGTTGTTGGTTATTAGTTCGTGTGTTTTTAGTAAGACGCCTTTGGAGGTGTTGTTGTCGCCCCCGCGCTTTTCTCTTTTTGTTCCTTTGAGTGGTTCAACAAGCTTTTTAAGTTCTTCAGCCGCAAGAATGACGTAACGGTCCTCCAACACGAAGCACCAAAAGTCAGCTTCTGATTTGGCAATACCAGACGGCTTGCCCCTTGATTCAAACTCGACAAATACATTGCCAGTAGTCTTTGCTTTGAGGTCACGTTTAACTTCGATGGTTTTGTTTTCGAGGATGTCAGCGAGAGCTTGCTCTGCCACTTGTCCGACTTTGAGGTCATACTTAAAGTTGCTGTTGTATTCCATAAATTAACTGAACGGTGTCTGTTCGTTTTCAACCGGGTCGCTTGCTATTTCTTCTTCTAACAATCGTCCTGTAATGTGACTGTAGCGAAGCGTAGAAGCAAGACCAGTGTTACCACTAAATCGGTTCTTGAGAACACGCACGTTGGTTATGTTACGAGCATCGGCGTTCTGCTGGTCTCTTTCCAGTCCTAAAACCATGTCGCTTAGTTGAGCAATGGCAGCACTTCCGCGAAGTTGAGCCAAGGTGGTCTCCGCTCCGTTCTCATGCCCTCGACCTTCAGGGCGCTTGAGGTGACTAACAAGGACAAGACCAATACCGCACTCTTCGACAAGACCGCGCAGCTTGGTCATCGTGTTGTCGATGAGCCGCCTCTCGTCTCCGCCGTCGAGACCTGAAACGATTATACTCAAATGGTCAAGAATCAGGTAGCGAACACCCAGAGCTTTAGCCATGTATCGGATATGACTTAGTAGGTTGTCCGAGTCGAGGCTACCCCAATGGTCGTAGAAGTAAACACGTCCACTACCCACAGTGGCTTCAAAGGCGTTCTTGTAATCGTCGTCCACCTTGATGGGCTCAAGGTGTAGAAGCTTGTTCATTTCAAGCCCGATGATGGAGTTCGCGGTGCGTTCGATGGATTCTTCAAGTGCGATGTATCCAATCTTTTTGTCAGTGTTCTTAAGTAGGTGGTGTGCTAGCTCTTTTGCTACAGCACTTTTACCGATACCGGAGCCAGCACATAACGTCACAATTTCTCCTAGACGAAGACCATGTGTTTTGTCGTTGAGTCCTTCCCACGGATACGGGACGCTATCGTTGACCTTGGTGGTGGTGAGACGCTCGAATAGTTCAGTCCCGTCCATGATAGTGTCGGGTCGCCATACCTTAGCTTGCCAGTAGGCATCAACAATCTCCCGACTGCGTCCTTCCATGAGTAACTCGTTAGGGTCTTTCATGGTGAGGCGAGCAATCTTACAAGTCCCAGCAGGTAAGACATGGCTACAAGCTTCAGCAGCAGCGTTACCCGGTTCGTCGTTGTCGAACATGAGGATGACCTCATCGAACTTTTCCAACCACTTCATCTGCTTTTGAAAGACGCGCTTGGCTCCTTGAGCCCCGCTGGGTAGACTGACCACTGGCCACTTACCTTCACCTACTACCTGAGCTACTGTAAGGCAGTCAATCTCTCCCTCTGTAATGGTAAGGCGTTTGCCCCCGTTGGGCCAAAGGTGCTGGCCCCAGAAATAGGCAGGGCTACCAATGGAGGTAAAGTCCTTACCCTCGAAGCGAACCTTTTGACTTACGATTGTCCTCTCAGGGTTGCGATATGTTGCTACGTGACACGGCTTACCGTTGTGCTCGCCTATACGATAATCATACCGTTGGCAAACGTCTTTGTGTAGCCCTCGGTTGGGAAGCGCCATGACGTCTCCTTGAATAAATTGCGGTTGGGTAATGTTCCCGAAATCTGTTTCGGGAACATATTTGTCTCTATGTTGTTCTGCTGGTTGCATTTGTGTGTTCTGTTCTTTGTTGTGTTGGTTGTTACGACCCGGTGTGAACGTGCCGCAGACAAAGCATTTAGAGCTTTCGTCTTCGTTGACGGCTAGGCCGTCGCTGCTACCGCACTCTTCGCACGGTAAGTGTGTGTTTATGAAACCCATTCTTCTGGTATTACTTTTTCGCACCATTGAAACCCATGCTTTTCGCACCAGTCGCTGTAGCTCGTCTTGCTTTTTTTGTTGAGCTTGTTTTTAGCGTTCTGGAAACAAAAACGTATATCTAGGGTTGGATTGCATTCACGGACTTTCAGGTGCTTTGTCCGGTCTGCTGAAGTGAAATAACCCTTAACTTCAACCAACACCCCATTAGCGAGGATGAAGTCGGGTGTGTAGTGGTGAACTACGGTGTAGTTGAACCTCTCCGTTTCGTAGGAGAAGTCAACGCCTCGCTTTTGCAAGCCAAGCGCCAACCTTTCCTCGAAAAGAGAACGGTATCCGTTAGAACGGCGCGACCGGGTCTTGTGATTCCAACGCATCGTTTAAGTTTTCTCCGGTAGCGACCGACGTGTAGCCGTCAGCCTCTGTGCTGAAGGAAGAACCTCCACCACCACCGTATTCAACTAACTCCAAGACCTGAGCCTCTTTGAGACGAAGAGTGTAACCCCAGCCTTGCGATGAAACAAACCAAGGACTGAATACAACACTCATACGAATACGAGAACCGGAACCAATCTTGGGATTGTTGTCGATGATTTTGACTTGACTGTCGTAGAGAGGAACTTTGAACTCGATGGTCTCTCCTTTGCGGGTGGTAATCTTAGCCTTCTGCTTGCCTAGGATTTCATAGTCACCATCTTGGGTGATGCGAACGGGGCAGCTAGATGCTTTTTTCACCTCTTTACCTTGTGAAGCGCACTCAGCGGCGTAAGCGGCATCAGCCATCTTATCCACCTTAGCTTTGAACTCTGAGAACTCCTCTTTGGTTACGTGGAGCTTACAGGTATAAACCCCTGCTTCATCGAATGCCGTGTCAGGTTCTACCAACTTAGGGTAGACTGCGGTTCCGATGGGGGTGACTAACTTATTAACGTCTTTACTCATGCTTGTATTTGTTGTGTTTGGTTTTAACTGAAGAGATACTGACTATGTTTGACCGTGGTTGGGTCGAATGTTCCATACTCAGGTAACTCAGGGTATTCTAACTCTGTGTCAGAACGCCGCAAGGTATTGTCGAATTCTCGAAGGAGGTCAACACTAAAAATTTCAGAAGCCGCTTTTCTTATCGAATCCGCGAGGTCTTGAGACCGTGTTGAGTGTGTCCCGAAGGAGTCATGAATACACGCGAAGTCGTAGATACCCAGTGAGTTAGCGTCAACCACAGTCCGAGTCAAAATAGAGGCATCAAGGGAGTGAACAAAGTTTGGAGAAATTCCTTGTTTTGCTCTTGCCACACTCAGTTCGTCGGTGCTGTCGCGGAAGTTTACCCACGTTGCCTCCCCCGCAATCTTAGTTGAAACTGACTTCGATGTTTGCTTGGTGTAGTGCTGCAACACAGGAAAACCTGACGGGCTTGTCCACTTCACATCCTTCCCGGCTCGCGTCAACACTTTGGCAACGCCTTGTAAATATTGCATACACTTGGTTGGCTTATCAAAGACTTCTTGAATGGACCTCCAGATGAACTTAGAGAGGTAACCAGTGACCTTGAATCGCTCAGATTCGCTGAAGGGATTGTCGGCGTGTTCTTTTCGTAATCTGTCTTGATACCACTCGTCAATGTAGGCGCGACATGAGTAGAATGTTCCTCCGTATGGGTATACCATGGTAGGTCGCTTGGTAGCTTTTCTGTCAACACCAAAAGCAAGCCATTTTCGAGCTACTATATTTCCCGTAGCAGCGTCTTCTTGTAGTTTACTAACAGCTCTCGCAGCGATTACTGCGTAGATGTCTTGCGGAGCGGGAGTAGGCGCAGCGTTAGTGGCGTATGCTGTCTCTTCGCATTGTGTTAGACAAGCGAGTAGCTGCAAGCCGTTGTTGGTGGCATCCTGAGCGCACGGAAGTTTGGTTTTCACTTTCCCGGTGCGTGTGTATTCTGCCCATTCAAAGCACCACGCGAGGTGTTGCCAAGGACTGTCGGCGTCTTTCCAAGAGAGATGTTTGGTAGGGGCGGACGCAATCAACTGAGCCTCCTCTGCGTAACTGTTAGCCCAATCCACGCGCTCGTCCAAAGTTACCTTGTCGTTGCCGTAGGTGTTCGCTCCGTGAATCGCTAACCACCGCGCTTGGTCAGGCGTTTGGACTTTTTCTGAGCGGAAGAACCGCAACAACCCCCTTGAGGGGTCCGCGTTTTGGATGTTTAGGAACGACGGAATGTTGTAGACTCTACCCCTCCAGTCTACGTTGGAAGGAAAGAAGAATCGACTGCCCTCAAACTTCTTTGCTAAGTGAAGAACCTTTGCGGTCAACAGTCGCCGGGACTTTGTCGATAGATTGATGTCGTATATTTTAGCGGCCTCTCGTCGCCAATTTGTATTGGATTCTTTGTTGGTTTTAAAATCCCTCGGCATAGGAGGTAGCTCCTCGTCTTTACGGTTAGGCAGGTCTCCGATGTTTACGTTGTTTTCCCAAGCCCACTCAAACACTTCTTTGACTTCCGGGTTTATTTCCCAAGGCGTCTGTTGAATACAGTTGACGGCTTCCATGGATTCTTCGAGTCCTCCTTTAATGGAACGAAGGTAGTCCATGTTTGAAGATTTGATAAAAGAAACAGGAGGTAGCCTGTCGTCCTGCGAATAACCACCACTCCATATACCAGTCCAAGGCTCTGGTAAGTCCACGGTAGGCATCCAGAAGGGTTCTATTAGTTCTCGGTTGTCGTTGTAGTTCTCAATCCAATCTATGAGTTCACTGGTGGGAGCTACGAAACGCGTAGGTCTTCTCCCCGCTCGCTCAAGGACGTAGTTGTATTCAATCAACCCGGTGCAGCTACGGAAAAGCTCTACCGCCGTAAGCCCTGCGCTAGCTTTGTCCCTAGTAGCCCACTTTTTGAATTCAGGCATGAGGCCCTTCTTTACCTCGTTTTTCATAGAGGAGCGTATGTGTCGGACTTTAGCATTTAGTCCCTTTCTACGCTTAGCTCCCAGCAAAATACCAGAACCTTTTTCTTCATTATTTTCTAACAAAAAACGACATCGAACTTCGTCTTCTAGTCTAGCCCCTAGGTAAATAGCAACTTGAGACAAGGGTCTCTTTTTTGTTATGCTGTCTATGATTGCTCGGGTAGCGATATAGGCAATAACTTTTGGCTCCAGTGTTTGTAATTCTAACTGGTATCTTGCTGGTGTAGCATACCCTCTCACCGTCTCCAGCCATTCACTTATTTTAGTGGTGTAGTTAGGTAAGGCACTACGCATTAGCGTCTGGCCATATCTAGTCTCCATTTCGGCATCTCGACCTTTAGCGCTTTCTATCTTTGCACGGTAACGACCAATACCAAGCGTTACCATTGAGTTATTTAGTTCTTCTTGTGAGATTTGAGCCATAGCGCCGCCGTTTACTATAATCTGCTGGGTAAGTCAAGAGTATTATAGGCGGACGCAATCACATGAT